TTCACCTGCATAATAACCAATAGCAACTGCCTGTGATCCTTGAGTAGTATTACCTGCAGATTGACCAATAGCAACTGCCTGTGCTCCTTGAGTAGTTTCGCCTGCACTTGCACCAATATGAACTTTAACAGAGCCTACTGACCATTCATTATTTAAATTATCCCAATAAATGTAATCGCTATAATTAGTTCCTACAGCTGAAATAAGACCAGAAGCACCTGTAACTCCTGCAGTACCAGTAGGACCTGTAACTCCTGCAGTACCAGTAGCACCTGTAAAACCTGCAGCACCTGTAGAACCTGTAGGACCATCAATACCATCTAAATTTACATTGTAGACAACTGATGAAGTAAACGTTCCAAAAATATTTTGAATATTATATATTACGATAGCTCCAGTAGACGTAGTATAGGATAAAACATTTCCTTCAAAACGATTCGCAGAATTTGTTGAATCAACAACAACAACTGAATTTCCTGCTATGTATGCTAAATTGGTGGCAATTGTTAGTGATGAAGTGCCACCCTGTGTTGGAGTAATAGTTACTGCTGAAGTAGTATATGAATTATATTTATCGGCATAACCTGTAGGACCTGTTGAACCTGTAGGACCTGTACCAACAGCACCTGTAACACCTGCAGCACCTGTAACACCTGCAGCACCTGTAACTCCTGCAGCACCTGTAACTCCTGCAGCACCTGTAACACCTGCGGCACCTGTAGGACCTGTACCAACAGCACCTGTAACTCCTGCAGCACCTGTAGGACCTGTAGGAGATAATGGTACAATAGAAAAATCATTCGGACTTGAATTAAAATAATAACCTGTTATTGTGGCATTTGCTGTTGAGTAACCCATCAAGCGTACTTGGATACGAGGCCAAGGCGCTCCTAATATAGTTGTAGTAGGGATTTCTGCAGTTATTATGTATTGATATGGATCAGTTTCATTTATCAACATTGACTCTGATGTGGCTAGAAGTGTTCTTGTAGATAAGTCTTCATTATACAGGGAGAATATTTCATAATACACATATACACTATTTGGAATAGTAGAACTGAAATAGTTTAATAAATACCATTTTGTTGGTGTTATTAAATAAGTACCTTTTTCAGTTAGAAATGTTTTGGATGTAGAAAATTGAACACCCGTTGAATCAGTGTCTAGTGTTGACACAAACAATGGAATAGCAATAGAATTTCCAGGAATGAATGTACTAGCTGATGTGTCTGTACTAGTTTTTGGTACCCCTGATAATTCTTGATATGTTGGATTTAAAGTTGTTATAGCTGAAGTTAAATATAATTTGGATAATGTTCCTTCTGCTGCGGCACCTGTAGGGCCTGTAGGACCTGTACCAGCGGCACCAGTAGCACCAGCACCAGCACCTGTAGGACCTGTTGAACCAGTTGTACCTGGTAATTCATCCGCTAAACTAACAGCCTGGCCAATAAGATTCGCATCATATTGAGCAGTAGCATTCGCATAATTTAGAGCTAAAGAATATGCTTGTGTATATGCGTCATTGTAACTAATAGTAGAAGTAGCAGATGCGCTGGCAGAAGAAGTGACAACCGCACCTGATGGTTGAACAATCGCAGAACCATTTGCAGTGGCTGATGCAAAAAATAACTCACTGGACATTATACTATAAATAAATATAATATTTTTTCTTAATATTTAAAAGGTTTACATATATTTAAAGTACACATGAAAACCATTTTGATTTTTGGTGCAAATGGATCTATTGGAAAACATATTTTTACTAAATTTATGAGTGAAAAGGAAGAATATAAAGTAATAGGAACAACGACAAAGAATGAAAAAACAGATGAAAATATTATACATGTAACAAAGACGTGTTTGGAAAATTTATTACACATTGAAAATATTGATATTATTATATGGGCGCAAGGTCATAATTTCAATGATAATATAAACACATTCACTATTCATAATTTTGAAAATATGATGGATGGAAATGTAAGTTTTATACTAACAACACTACATTTTTTACTAACAAACAACAAAATTACAAAAAATGCCAAAATGGTAGTAATTAGTTCTATTTGGGAAAATTTTACACGTGAAAACAAATTATCTTATTCTATATCAAAGGCAGCTTTAAGTGGATTAGTAAAAAATTTAGCAGTTGATTTATCAAAACAAAATATATTAATCAATAACATTTTACCTGGAGTTATAGATAATGAAATGACGCGAAAAACTTTATCAGAAGAAGAATTAAATTATATAAAAAATTATATGCATTTTGGTAGATTGATTACATTGGAGGATGTTTTTAACACTGCCAAATTTTTAGTAGTAGAAAATACGGGAATAACTGGACAATCTATTACGATTGACTTAGGATTTACGAATATAAGAAAATATAACTAGTTAAAAATAAATATTTAAAATACAAAAATATACTATATGAATACTTGTAATTTAAATTATAAAATAATAAACACATTAAGGTTGTTATCAGTTGATATGGTGAATAATGCCAATTCTGGTCATCCTGGTATGCCATTAGGCTGTGCACCAACTATATTTGTTTTATTTTGCATGATTATGAAATATAATTATGAAGAACCTTTATGGGATCTACGAGATCGTTTTATTTTATCAAATGGTCATGGTTGCGCATTGCTTTATAGTATGTTATATTTAACAGGTTACAATTATTCAATCGACGATTTACAAAACTTCAGACAACTTAATAGCAAAACACCAGGACATCCTGAATATAATAAGAGTTTAGGAATTGAAGTATCTACAGGACCATTAGGGCAAGGTATTGCAAATGGTGTTGGTATGGCGATTGCGTCAAAAAAACAAGGAATTCACAATACAATTTATGTTATGTGTGGCGACGGATGTTTAATGGAAGGCATCTCATACGAGTCCGCTTCTATCGCGGGTCATTTACAATTAAATAATTTGGTTGTTTTATATGACGATAATGGAATTACAATTGATGGAAAAACGGATCTAACATTTACAGAAGATGTTAGAAAAAGATTTGAAGCTTTGCAATGGAATGTTCTAGAAGTTTTAGATGGAAATAATGATATTCAAGATATATTTGATAAGTTGACATTGGCGAAAAATTCTACAAATAAACCTACTATAGTATTTATTAAAACTACTATAGGGTATGGTTCTAGTGGCGCAGGTAAAAGTGCCGTTCATGGCGCGCCATTAGGTGTAAAAAATACGGAATTGTTGAAGGATTTTTTTGAAATGGATAAGGATAAATCTTTTTTTGTAGAGGATGATGTAAAAGAGTATTTTGATGCATTAAAACAAAACCAAAGAGAGAATTTTAAACATTTTTTAGAAAGTAATAATAATAGTACAAAATTAAATCATCTTGACAAAGTAATAGAAGAAATTACTAATATTAAAAATGAAGAGAAAAGCTATGCAACGAGAGACTCTTCCAATATTGTGTTGAGAAAAATTGTAGAGTTATTACCGAATGTTATTGTTGGTAGTGCTGATTTGGCTGAATCAAATAAAACACTTGTTTCGTCAGATTTTATCAATAAAGATAATTTTCAAGCAAAGTATTTACACTATGGAATACGAGAACATGCTATGTGTGCTATTGCGAATGGAATAAGTACATATGATATAATACCTATAGTAAGCACCTTTTTAGTGTTTATAACCTATTGCCTAGCACCGATTCGTATGTCCGCATTATCAAAACATAAAGTACTATATGTTTTTACGCATGATTCAGTTTTCCTAGGTGAAGATGGACCAACCCATCAACCAATAGAATCACTTACTATTTTGCGTTCTATTCCAAATTTATTGACAATTCGTCCCTGTGATACAACAGAGGTTTCTGGCGCATATCAAATTGCATTAAAAAATGATGGTCCAACAGCATTCATATTTTCTAGACAAGTGTTACCAAATATCGTAAATAGTTCTGCAGAGAACATGAAAAAAGGAGCTTATATAGTGTATGAATCAGAGATAGAAGATAGTAGAGAGACTGAACTCATCATTATAGCAACAGGTTCTGAAGTACATCTTGCAATAGAAGTAGCAAAAACATTGGATATAAAATGTCGCGTAGTATCTATGCCTTGTTGTGAACTATTTGATAAACAAGATATTTTTTACAAGGAGGAGGTGCTACCAAAGAACATTAAGAAAATGAGTTTGGAGGCTGGATCGACATTAGGATGGTATAAATATGCTGACTATACATATGGTATTGATACCTTTGGAGAAAGTGCAAAAATCAATGATATTAAACAATGTTTTGGTTTTACTTTAGAAAAAATACAAGATTTTATAAAAACAAATTTGTAAAAACAATAATATAATTTATTGTTTAATTATATAAATGGATTCGTTAAAAAATATTTTACTTAAACTAAAGGGATTAGGTTGTTCAGGTATTAAAATTTCATTTGAAGACGAAGGAGCATTGTATAATGAGGTTATTAGTATGAGTAATTTAACGAGTTCAGTTGGTTTAGAATTATCTATAAAAATTGGAGGGTGTGAAGCAAAGAGAGACATAATTGATTGTATAGACTTAAATTGTGATACCATTGTTGCTCCTATGATTGAAAGTAAATTTTCATTAGAAAAATTTTTAAAGTCACTTGATGCATATAATTATAATAAGAAAAAAGGTTTTAATTTGGAGACGATTGGAGCTTATAATAACTTGGAAGAAATCTCTCTTTTGTTCAATAAAGTAGATTTTGTTACTATTGGTCGTGTAGACTTTGTCGGATCATTGGGAAAAGATAGAGATTTTGTTGATACAGATGAAATGTATGAGATAGTTGAAAGTGTATTCAAGAAAGCTAGAGAATACAAGACATTATGTTATATGGGTGGCGCAGTAAGTATAAATTCAAAGGATTTTATTAAAAAGTTAATAGAAAATAATTTACTAGACAAATTTGAAACTAGATATGTGATATATGATGCTCATAATGTTGATCTGAATAATTTTGAAAAGTTATTATATTGGGGCAATGTATTTGAAGTGGAGTGGTTGAAATTTGTAAATAACCGATATATGCTTCATGCGAGCAAAGATGTGAAACGTATTAAAATGATTGAAGAACGAATTGCAGCAAAT